CTTGTTGTATCGAAAAAGTCAAAAGAGTCTGATTAAAGCAGAAAACATAGGCAAGGAAGAAGTAACCTACACGCTTATATTTAGCAAGGCTAACAGGCTTGTCTGGTTAAACAAATTCCTAAAGAAAGATTTTGCCCATGTCAAGATACTTATCCATAAAAAAGGCTATATTGTTTTAATTGATCCAAGAATGTCATATAATGAAGTTACTTGTTTCTCTGACAAAATGAACTATCAACCGTTAGAAGGGGAAACCATCATTAAAGGCAAGGCTATGGTTGACGTGTATAAAATCCGTAGATATATAGGCCTGCTTAATTGTGTTGAGACAGCGAAAGCATTTATCGGGGATAGGTCTTTTTGGTGTTTAACGCCTTACCAGTTATATAAAAAATTGGAGAAATAGTCATGGGTATGCTCGGGATGAGAACGAAATCAAAAAAAGAAAGGCGCGCAGAATTAGACCGTAGAGACTATCAACACATAGCTTATCAAGCAAAGAACACTAAGCAAACCGGCGCGCAGATGCAAAAACAAGACAAAGTTTACGGCATAAGTAAACAAGAATACACGCTCGAGCGTAGGGGTAGCGGTCAACTGGGCCGAAGCCCTGTTAATTACTATGGTGACGTAAGAGAGTCACTGATGCGTAATGTAGAGATGCGAAAGCAGTCAGAGGAAATTGACCTAAGGAAAGAAAGTGAGAAAAACATTGCAGGTGTAACATCGCAAAAAGTCAGGGCTGGGCGAAAAATAGGTACTGGCAGGTCAGCATCACTGATGGCCGCATTAGAAGGCAAATCAACTAGATATAGAGGGATATAAAATGGGTGGATTATTTGGTGGTGGCCCTAAGTCGCCTGAGCCTTTCAAGCCAACTCAAGAGCAGCTTGAAGCGGAGAAACAGACATTGGAGCGAGGCTATCAACAGAAGTCAGAGATAGCTGAAAGAGAAGCAAGATCTAAAAGAAGAATGTCTGGTTCGCGTTCATCTTTATTAAGAGGATCTGCTCTTGGTGTTATGGATGACGAAAGTAAGGGTAGCAAGGAAACTCTAGGATGAGTGCTAAGGCTGTGTTAAAAAGGTTTGATAAGGCCAAGAAGCGCAAGATGTCGTCTTGGTACTCGCACATGCGTGAGTGCTATGAGTATGCTGTTCCGCAGAGAGAGACTTTTACAAAGCATAGTCCCGGACAAAAAAAGAATACTCATATTTATGACTCTACTGCAATTATAGCTACGCCTATATATGCTAACCGAATACAGCAATCTATCATGCCTGCTGGCAGTCAGTGGGCCAAGCTAACGCCCGGAAGACGTGTCAATGGTCAAGAGATGATTGACTATGCAGGTGAAAGAGTCACGATGCAAAACGCATTGGAAAAAATCACCGATATTGTTTTTGAATATATAAACAGGTCTAACTTTAACGCCAGATGTCATGAGTCACTTATTGACTTAGCCGTATCAACAGCGGTAATGATATGTGAGTATGATGAAAATCAAGGCGAAATAGTGTTTGATGCTATCCCGCTTAGCAATGTATATCTTGAGTCTGGGCCTAAAGGAAAAGTAACAGGCGTATTCTGGGAAAGAAAAGACAACATAAGAAACATTCTTGCACAGTACCCTGATGCAGTCTTGCCCGAAAAACTTAAAGACATAGAAAAAACAAAACCTGAAACAGAACTAGATATTGTTGAGGCTATGCTGCCAGATAAAGATGGCGAGTATGCCTTAAATGTCATGATTGGCGACGACGTTATTTATGAAGAAGGTTTTGGTGAGTCAACTCCATTTATAGTAGGCAGAACAACTGTTATTCCGGGTGAGGTATATGGCAGGGGTCCGCTTATGCGAGTCTTACCAGATATTAAGACGCTCAACAAAATGGCAGAAAACAGCCTAAAATCCGCAGCTTTGGCTGTTGCTGGTGTATGGACAGCTACAGATGATGGTGTAATCAATCCTTACTCGATCACCTTAGCTCCGGGAGTGGTTATTCCTGTAGGCTCCAACAGTGACGAGAATCCTACATTAAGACCATTAGATGTTGGTGGTAGATTAGACTTTCATGAGATGGAATACAATCGCAGAGTTGATAACGTCAACAGGGCCTTATTTGCTAAACCTATTGGTGACATTGATGACGCAACTAAGTCAGCGACAGAGATACAGGCTAGGATGCAGTTGGACCTACAAGACGCTGGTGCAGACTTTAGCCGTCTAGTTAATGAGCTAGCTGGTGGCGTTATTGAAAGGGTTATGTACTTATTAAGTAGGGAAGGCATAATTCCTCCGCTAAAAATTGACGGCGAAAACATTAAGTTAAAATTTACTTCACCAGTATCACAGCAACATGATAAAGATGAGGCGGCAAACCTTATGAATATCTTGCAAACTGCTGTAGGTATGGGTGCTCCGTTAGAAATGCTAAACGAGACTATACGGGTAGAAGCTATACCTACGTTCTTAATGGATAAGATGTCTGGTCCTGCTGAGCTTAAGAGAACGCCGGAAGAAATTGAGGCTATGCAGCAGCAAAAGCAACAAGCGGCACAGGCTCAAGCTGAGCTAGCTATGATGCAGCAAGAAGAGCAAGGCGGTCAAGGTGCGGGCTAGGCGAATAAGCTAAGACAATACGGGGAAGCAGTATGAGTGAAGATTTAGACTTTGATAGTCCTGAATACCTTAATTGGGAAAGTCAGGATGAAAATATCCAGAAAGAACAGGATAAGGTAGTAGCGGCAAAAAGGCGTAGGGCTGCTGCTTATCATGATGTTTTTTCTAAAACTGAAGCTGGCAGAAACATTCTTACGGAATGGGTGCAATCTTTTTGTACCAGCAAACCAGCAGGCTACAATGCAACAGAAAGAGAAGTTCATATGAATGACGGCAAGCGAGAGCTTGTAAGTGAAATTTTAATTCAAATCCAAATCGGGGAAAAATTATGAGTGAAAGTTTAACGGCAGAAGCAACGGAAAGTAACGAAGACTTGCAAGGTGTAGATCAATCTACTACTGAGGCAGTAAGTGATGATAACAATGGTCCAGCTATTGAGCGGCCTGAGTGGCTTTTAGACAAGTATGCAACAGGCGAAAGGTCACAGGATGAGGCAATCATAGAGCAGGCCAAGGCATATAAAGAAGCCGAGAAAAGATTAGGTGCTTTTGTAGGCGCGCCTGATGAATACGACTTAGCGTTGCCAGAGGGTATTGAAGGCGAGGTTGATACTGAGTTGGTTGCATACCAAGAGTTCATGGAAGTGGCCAAAGAAAGTAACATGAACAACGATACCGCTCAAAGGTTGTTTGAAATCTTTGTTGGTTATCAGCAAAGCATGGTGGGGCAATTAGAGACTGATTATACCGAGCAAAGAAAACTGCTTGGTGAAAATGCTGATGATCGCATAAGAGGATTGGTTTCGTGGGCAGGCAACAACCTTAGTGAAGAGCAAGTTGAAGTCATGCACACAATGACAATGACGGCTGATCAAGTTGAAGTTTTAGAGGCTATGATTTCTAAAACAAGAAACAGTAAGTTGCCGGGAAGTCAGCAAGCCCCTACACTGCAAGAGAGCTATACTTGGGATGACTATCATAAAGCTGTAGGAGATCCAAAATATAAAACAGATAAAGTGTTCAGAGAGAGACACAAAAGGCTTGCATCACAACTAGGTTAGAGTTATTATTTAACCTTCATGCCCTTTCGCGTATCTGCCTCACGTGTTAGGGCTTTTTTTTAACTAAAATTTAGCTTATAATAATTTCACGCCATGAAATAATGTATTGGCGCCCCATCTAACGATACCCTGCTTCAAGTAGGCCGTGATACGAAGGGATTAGCGAGTGCTGGTCTACCCGTAAACGGTCACTAGGTCAGAGACGAGCAAAACGTTTTTGATTTTTTTTAATTACTTGGAGACAAAGATCATGAGTAAAACTCTATCTTCTGTTGCTCAACAAGAGTTCGATTCTTTAGTTAAACACGCATACCAATCTGGTGGTAAATTGCGTGATTGCCTAACGTTACGAACTGATGTTGTTGGCGACATTTACAAATTCCGTCGCATGGGCAAAGGCCTTGCTAACCAAAAAGCAAGCCAAGCTGATGTTACACCTATGGACATTTCACACGCGTTAATTCCAGCTACTTTGGAAAACTGGTTAGCTCCAGAGTACACTGATATTTTTGACGCTGCTGAAGTAAACTTTGACGAGCAACAAGAGCTTGCAATGGTAATCGCTATGGCAATGGGCCGTCGTGAAGACCAGTTAGCTATTGACGCTTTAGGTAATATTCCTGCTGCCGCTGGTACAGCATTAAGCAACATTGCTGTTGGTGGTGCTGGCTTTACTGTTGATAAAGTACGCGAAGCTGGTGCTGCTTTTGATGCTGAAGGTATGGGCATGGACGGTCGTTACATCGCTTTCACTGCAACACAGAAGCAACAACTTCTAGGTTCAACTGAAGCTACAAGCTCTGACTACATGAACGTCAAAGCTTTAGTAAACGGCGACATTGACACTTTCTACGGTTTCAGATTCAAGTTAATTGAAACTCGTGATGAGGGTGGTTTGCCGGGTGCTGGTTCTTCTGATGCTACTGCTTACGCTTTCCATCGTGATGCGTTAGGTATGGCTATCGGTATTGACCAGAAAACAACTGTTGACTGGATCGCTGAGAAAACATCTTGGTTGGCCAACGGTATTCTAAAAGCTGGTGCTGTAGTTCGTGACGCTCGTGGCGTTGTTGAAATTCACACTGACGAAACTGCATAAGGAGAATAATCATGGCATTTAGTCGAGATGGTTTATACCAAGTAGGTCCGGGCGGTGGAAGTCCTCGCTTATGGGTTTACTCAAGCGAAGATCCAATCGCTGACGTTAATACTTCTGGTTACTTTAACGGCGCATCAAGTGAGCTTGGTGTTCGTGACGTAATCGTTGCTATTGACACTGCGACACCTACAACTAACCTTGTAAACGTTCTTAGTAACGCTTCAGGTGTTGTTGATGTTTCTGACGGTACTGTTATCGCCGAAACAGATGGTGACTAATTAACAGTTCCCCGCTGTTATAGGGGTGGGGTTTCGGCCCTGCCCCGACTTTATTTAGGAGATTTCAATGTCAACAGATGTTCAGGTCGCTAGTAATGCTTTAGTAAGGATAGGTGCTAGTCCAATATCATCCTTTTCTGAAGGTGGAGCATCAGGCATTGCAGCTTCAAATCTATACGAGATAACTGTAAAGGCTGTACTCAGCGAGTATCCTTGGTCTTGCAGTAAAGCAAAAAGGCAACTGGCTAGATTAACAGCAGTTCCATTAAACGATTACCAATACGCGTTCCAAATACCTTCTGGCACATTGAAGATCAACAGGGTATATGGCACGAGTAATTATAAGATATTTCAAGATGCAATTTACGCCGATACAAGCGAGATGTATGTTGATTATCAATTCAGAGCAGGAGAAGAAACTTGGCCTGCCTACTTGCAGATACTTATGGAGTATAAGCTAGCAAGTGAATTCGCTCTTATTGTTACAAACAATGAGGAGCAGAACATGATTTACGACACCAAGTACGAAAGGTATATGAAGAAAGCAAAATACCTAGACGCTCAACAAGCACCAAATGATGCAATAGAGTCTAATCCTTACAGAGATGTTCGTTCATGAAGTATTACCAGTATCAGTCTGCATTTAACTCAGGTGTATTAGA